TAGGTTTTTCTTTCTTAACAAATTCCATGATAACTTTAAAGACAGTTGCCATGATACGCAATGCATCACCTTCACCCGTCATTGATTGTTGACCATTACGTTGGAAGTTAATCTCCCAATCGAGTTCATCATAGTCATCAATATGGTCATCTGCTTCTATGTCTATGTTGAGTTCACCACCATCATCAAGTTTAACGATAGATCGATACGACTCCTTCCCTGTTTTCTTTAACACAGCAGGATACGGATTATTTAGAGACTCGAATAGTTCGTTGAATGTCTGCATTAGAATTTTATCTTGTTGTTAAAAGAAGGATCGGGTTGTACCCCAAGAAACTTCTTTAGTTTAATCAGTCCACCCTTGAAGAATGCTGTTACCTTTCTCCATGTCTTGCTTACCCATCCACGGATAACCTTTAATAGTTTTATCTCTTGTAGTTCAATACTCTCATTAAGATCTTCGGAATCTTGCATAGAGTCAACGATCAATGATATCACAGACCAGAAGTTATATTCACCTGTACCACCTTTCTTATTGGTGGGTGACTTCATTGATGCTAAAGTTCTCTGTGATGTTTTGAATCGTGCTTGAAGTTTCATCGCATTGGCAATCTTTAAACAGTACTTGTCATCATCCACTGAATGGATCTTGACTTGTGAACCATCCGCACTTGCAACCAACATAAACTCTGCGGCGGCATTACTTGTCTTACCAAACTTCTCGTATCCAGACATTGCTTCACGAGCAAACTCAACCTTGAATGATTTAGATTCGTTGAATAGTTTACCCAACTCTTCCATACAGTCTTTGTGTGCTCTCTCTGCTTTGTTTACTACTTCGTTAGTACCAGACTTGATTAATGGACGTAACTTTGATGGTGCAAGAGTAGACTTAACAAACCCTTCGAGTACGTCTGTGGTCTTTTTGTATTGGGGGGATTTTTTGAGTTCTGGATTAGAGTTCTTGGTTGCCGCTTCGAATGTAGCAGTAGACTCTGCTTTACCACCCGACATCAATTGTGCCAGACCGATCTTAACAGAGAACCTCATATCCCCAATGAGTACATCGGTCTTGGGTGTAATGTCGGTAGCACCTTGTGCTTTCCAGAAGTCAGTTAGGGTTGCCTTTGCACGACCATACTGTTCTGCGTTTTTGTTCTTGAGTGCAGGGTATTGTTTTAAAACTGCTTCTGCAATCTTACGACCTGCATCTTGAGCATTAGGATTTTTTTGTATAGTAGCAAACACCTTATCGGTGATGCCGAACTTTAGAGGATTGTCAACGATTGGTCTACCAGTCAGTTCATAGAAACCCATGACGATAGACGCTTCGTAATCCTCTGCTTTTAGTCCTTCGGTTAGAAAAGTATTAAACTTCATTCTGTTCCCTAATGTTAATTATAGTAATATAACACTATTTATACAAAAAGTGAAGTAGAATTTTCCTCTTCGTATTGCTTAATAGTGTCTCGTAATGGACGCACCCAGTTATCACGGTGCTCGACAAACACTTGCGGATCCGCATTATCAACTGATATGATGGTAACCAATTGAGTAATCGGTTGACCAG